TGGTGGATTAAAGACATTATTAATGGCCGATGGGACTTAAAAGAAACAGCAGAAGTTATTTTTAAAGCTGTTAAAAAGTACAAGCCTATAGCCGTAGGCATAGAAAGAGGGATAGCTCAACAAGCTGTACTGAGCCCTTTAAGCGATCTTATGCGTAGAGAAAACAGGTACTTTAACGTACAGACGCTTACTCACGGTAATCAAAAAAAGTCTGACCGCATTATTTGGGCTCTACAGGGTCGAATGGAACACGGTAGGGTATCTTTAGCAGAAGGCGATTGGAACGCTAAGTTCCTAGATCAGTTGTTTCAGTTCCCCTCGCATCTAGTAAAGGATGATCTAATAGATTCTCTTAGCTACATTGACCAATTAGCCACTGTACCTTATTGGAATTTAGAAGAATTAGACGATGAATATGAATCCCTAGACATAACCTCAGGATATTAAATTATGGATGTTGAAATAATAGAAGAAGACTCCGAACTAGACTCCCGTATGCTACAAGGGGATAGCTCTCTTAAGGGGTACGTTATTAACTTGTGCCAAGAGTGGCAAGAATATGTAGAGTCTAATCACTTTAGTCAGTGGGATGAGTTTTACAGAATTTGGCGAGGTATTTGGGCTGAGTCAGATAAAACTAGACTTATGGAAAGGTCTCGCATAGTTACGCCAGCCTCTCAACAAGCCGTAGAATCTGCTGTTTGTGAAATAGAAGAGGCTACTTTTGGTCAGGGCTATTACTTTGACATAAGAGATGATAACTTAGAGCTTACTAAGTTAAAGGCTAATCAAGCCCCTATGGCCCCTGTGGCCCCCATGGCTCCAAAAGGCCCTCAAATGCCTCCTATGGGCAATCCTCAACCTATGGCCCCTATGGGTCAACCCCCTATGCCACAACAGCCCCAACAGGCTTCTAAGAGCTTAGAAGACATAATTAAAGATGATATGTCTTATTTAAGGCGTCAATTAGAAGAAGATATGAGAAAACAAAGGGTTAGGGCCGCTACCGCTGAAGTTCTTATTAACGCTGCGGTTTGGGGTACAGGCATAGCTGAAGTTGTAATAGGAGAAGAAGACGAAGTTACCCCTGCTTCTGAAGAAGTTATGGGAGGAGAAATGCAGGCTTACGGTGTTAATATAACGCCTAGGACTGTTGTTAAAATGAAGCCTGTTTTAATAAAAAACTTTAGAATAGACCCCGTGGCTACCTCTGTTAAAGATGCCCACGGAGTAGCTATACAAGAATACGTCCCTATGCACAGCGTTAAGGCTTTACAGCGGTCAGGTGTCTATATCAAAGGCGCTATAGGCTCTGCTAGTGTAGACACAGATTTAGAGCCTAATCCTGATATTGACGTAGACCCTAACACAGACGGAAAAGTAGAGCTTTTAAAATACTTTGGATTAGTCCCTAAGTCTATGCTAACTTTAGCTCAAAAAGCACAAGAAAACAATGAAGACGAAGAAGATTCTTTGTCTGACGCCCTAGACAATCAGGACGACACGGACGATACGGAAGATGAGGGAGAGCTTGTCGAAGCCATTGTTATTATAGCTAACGGAGAGTTTCTTTTAAAAGCAGAAGAAAACCCCTACATGATGAAAGATAGGCCTATTGTGGCTTTCCAGTGGGACATAGTTCCGGGTTTGTTTTACGGACGAGGCGTAGTAGAAAAAGCCTATAACTCTCAAAAAGCCTTAGACGCAGAAATTAGAGCTAGAATAGACGCCTTAGCACTCACTATACATCCTATGTTAGCTATGGATTCTACCAAAATCCCCAGAGGCCACAAGCCTCAAATAGTGCCCGGAAAGATGATTTTGACCAACGGTAACCCCGCTGAGACACTTATGCCTTTCAAATTTGGTGATGTAAGTCAAATTTCCTTTGCCCAAGCTGGTGAACTTCAAAAGATGGTTCAACAGGCCACAGGTTCTGTGGATTCTTCAGGCATAGGCGGGGCTATTAACGGGGAAGCCACAGCAGCAGGCATAAGTATGTCGCTAGGGGCTATTATTAAAAGACAAAAAAGAACTCTAATTAATTTCCAAGAAAACTTCTGGATACCTTTTGTAGAAAAATGCGCTTGGCGTCTTATGCAGTTCAGCCCAGAGCTTTACCCAATTAAAGATTATTCTTTTGTAGCCACAAGTACCCTAGGTATTATGGCAAGGGAATATCAAGTATCACAGCTTGTTCAGCTTCTGCAAACCATGAGCCCCGAAAGCCCTATGTATCCAAAACTTGTAGAATCTATTGTAGAGTCTATGAATATTTCTAACCGAGATGAATTAGTGTCAATATTGCAAAAGGCTTCAGAGCCTAATCCTGAAGCACAAGAGATGCAAAAACAACATCATCAAATGGAGATGGATAATCAAGCGGCAGTAACTGATTACGCTAAAGCTCAGGCAGAGGAAAGCAGAGCTAGAGCCTCTAAATACCTCGGAGAAGCGCAGCTAGCTCCTCAAGAACTAGAAATTAAAAAGATTGACGCTATAACTAAAAATCTCCAACCGGGAGCCGAGGACGATAACGAGTTTTCTAAGAGAATTAAAGTTGCAGAAGTTGCTTTACGAGAAAGAGATTTAGACATTAGAGAAAAACAAGCCCCTGTACAAAATCAACCACAACCCCCCGGAGGTACTATATAATGATGTTAGCTGGAGATTTAAACAAAATTTACACAGAAGTTAACAGAGTAACAGGAACTCTTTTAGAGCGAATAGAAGCCTTAGAAGAAAGGGTTAGGGTATTAGAGTTACCAAAACCGTCAAAACCTCAAAAAAAGGTTGACAAAAGCTAAAACCTATGATATTATAGGTCTATAAGCAAGAAAATAAGAGGTAGCAAATATGGACGAAACTCCCGAAGAACTTGAAAAGTATTTTTCAACGTACAAAGAATTTTTTCTTACAGCAGGATGGAAGGTTTTAGAGGGTGAGCTTTTAGACACAGCTAAAACCATAGACTCTGTACAAGATTGTTCTGATTCTTCTGATTTGTTTTATCGAAAAGGGCAGTTAAATATACTTACTTTTCTTTTAAATTTAGAAGAAAGCCTCCTTAAAGCTGAAGACTTAGTAGAAGAGGCCTACAGTGAAAGTATTGAATGATTTTAAGTGCCCAGCAGGGCATGAAATAGAACTTTTAGTGCCTAAGGAAACATCCGTAGTTGAGTGTAAAGTCTGCGGCCTCCTAAGCACAAAAGTAAGAGCAGTACCCCAGTTCATGTTAGAAAGCGCCTCAGGTTCTTTTCCGGGAGCAACACTAAAATGGGCTAAAGATAGAGAAAAGCGACTCAAAGCAGAGCAGCGTGAGGTTGCCCGACACGGGGAACAATCTTAACATCAAATGTATTCCATAATGGCCTAAGGTCACGGAGAAAAGTTAAATGAGCGCAGAAATCTTGGATCAAGAAGAAGACCTAGTAGAAGTTCAACAAAATACTGAAGAAACCTTAGAACAATCAGCCCCAGACCCTTTGGAAGAACTGAGTGTTCAAGACACGGTAGAGCCTCCCGAATATGAGTTACCTGAGAAGTATAGAGGTAAGTCTATTCAAGACGTTGTAGAAATGCACCAAAGTGCTGAGAGCATGATTGGTAAGCAGAGCTCCGAGGTTGGGGAATTAAGGCAGTTTGTAGACGGCTACATTAAAGGACAACTTAATAATGACCCACAGGCCGTTGAGGAAGCTGAAGAAGAAGAAACAGATTTCTTTGAAGACCCTCAGAAAGCCATAAACAAAGCGATAGAAAATCACCCCTCAGTGATAGCAGCAGAGCGTCAAGCAAGAACTGCTCAAAATCAATCTGCAATGGCACAACTTCAAGAGAAGCATAGTGACATGGCTGAGATTGCAGCCGACCCTGCATTTACAAAGTGGGTTCAATCGTCTAAAGTACGCCAAGAGTTGTACGAAAGAGCCGATAAGAACTACGACACAGACAGTGCCGATGAGTTGTTTAGTAACTTTAAAGCACAAAGGGCTGTAGCCGTACAAACCATAAATGCAGAAAGGCAGTCTAGGAGCAGTCAAGTTAAGGCTGCCTCGACAGGCAGTGCTCAAGGAAGCGCAAACACTAGGGTAGGTGGTAAAGTATATCGTAGATCAGACCTCATTAAACTTATGGTTAGCGACCCTTCTCGTTACGAAGCTCTTTCAGATGAAATTTTAAGAGCATACAGCGAAGGGAGGGTTAAATAACCCCCTATTCTCTAAGGAGAAATTAAAATGGCTACATTTGAACCCGTTGCACCACAGACAACCCCCGCCAGAGCGTCAGGTTTTATTCCTGAAATTTGGTCAGACGAAATTAAGGCTAGTTACACCAATAACCTTGTCCTTGCGTCTAAAGTTAAAACAATGTCAATGAAGGGCAAAAAAGGTGACACAATTCATATCCCTATCCCTGATCGTGGCGTTGCTTCAGCTAAAGCTGCGGAAACCGCTGTAACGCTGATTGCAGGCCAAACAAGCGACTTGCAAATCAACATTGACCAGCACTTTGAGTATTCCCGCATGATTGAAGACATTGCAGGCACTCAGGCTCTTAGCTCTTTGCGTTCTTTTTACACAGAAGACGCTGGCTTTGCAATGGCTAAGAATGTTGACACCTCGTTGTTTAATTTAGGCGTAGGCCTTGACGGAGGTTCTATTGACCAAAACCCCGCTACAGCGGCACACTGGGTAAGCCCACATACTTTTTACCCTGCGGCTTCTACAGGTGCTTTAACAGCTTATGATGGGTCTACTGTGGCTAGTGCGTTTACTGACCGATCTTTACGTGACGCTCTCCAAACGCTTGACGATGACAACGTACCAATGACTGGTCGTTTCTTTGTTATTCCGCCTAGCCTTGTTAATGAAATTCGTGGTATAGAGCGTTTTAGCTCCAGCGACTTTGTTAACTTTAAGCAGACCTCAACTGGTGAAATTGGTAACCTGTACGGTGTACCTATCTTTGTGTCTACTAACGTGCCTTCTGTTGCTAACTCAGGCTCAGGTACTCCTAGTGAGCGCATGACTCTCTTGGCTCACAAAGACGCTTACGTTCTTGCCGAGCAAGTAGGTATCCGCACACAGACTCAGTACAAGCAGGAATTTCTGTCTACACTGATGACTGCTGACCGCCTGTACGGGCGTCAAGTGTATCGTGCCGAAGCGGCTGTCGTAATCGCAGTAGCTCCTTAATTAAGAGCTTCTGACACACTAGGCCCCTAGGATTTCTTAGGGGCCTTACTTATTTTAGGGAGTTTTTTAAACATGACTACCATGATTACTAAAAACAGCACCACGGCAAATGGTGTTCCTGCTGACGGAACTTTGTCAAAAGGTGAATTAGCTGTAAATATTGAAGACAAAAAAGTATGGGTAGGCAATGCTAGTGGAAACCCCGTAGAAATTTTAAAACCTTCTACTATAGAAGACGGCACTACAACAGGCCGTATAGCTGTTTGGAACAATACTACAGGAGTTTGGGAAGAAACTTCTAATTTATATATTAACTCTTCTGGAGACCTTGTTGTTTCTAATGGTAATTTAGTTAGCGAAGGCGCTAGTGGTCACATTCGTATATCTAGTAGTGCTGCTTCTTTAGATTACAACACTACTGACAGTAAATGGACTGCAACTGACGCTACAGGAACTTTTGATTTACGTTATAGTGAAGACACGGCTAATGTTTCGTTTATAGGCCCAATAGCTCCCTCTGCTCTTGCTGCGTCCCCTGAGTACGGTGACTACGTTTGGTTTGATAGTTCAGGGTCAGTAGGCCCAGATGCACTTGTAGCGGGAGATACTTTCTTAGATTTTGCCTCGGCTCAAAAGGGAAAGTTAGGTGTTTTAGACCGATGGACAGGCACTTCTTCAAGCGATTTAGGCGCAGCCGCATTCGCCGGGACGATTACCTACGATAGTGATGGCTTCTTAGTGCCGAACGTTAGCGCTCAAGCTGATTTTATTACTTATCCAGCAGCAAATCTTGATAATCTTCAAAGCGTTGCTGATAGGCTTACAGACGGTTTTACTATACAGTATGAAATTGAAAATTCTGTGTTTGCCACTAACAATATAACTGATCCTAGTGCATCCGCAACGGCAGAAGTAACCTTACTGTTTGTCCAATCAGGTACTAATGTATGGTCTATTGCCGCTAAAGCAAACACACCCGCTTCCCCCGCCCCTCTGTCCGCTTCAAAATGGTATATACAAATCAACACTGGAACAGCGGGTACGACTGGCTCAACTGATAAAATAGAAACTGCTAACTTAATAGGTGATGTCGCTGAGTTTTCTGGTACCCATAGTCTTATTACAATAACAGTTCATGGTTCAAGCGCTGGTTCTACCGCAAATAGAATTGATGTTTACAGAAATAAGTCTTTGATACTTCAAACTACCCCTGCGATGGGTGGCGCTTCATTGCACGACTCTTCTACTTATTACATTGGTGGCGCTGGTGCCTATGCTGGCGCTTTCCCTTATTCCCCAACAGGTAAAATACGCAATGTTCTTTTTATTGGGAATCACACTATCCCTAAACGAAACATTAAGATGGCAGTTATAGGTGACAGTAATATTTCTGGCGGTCAGTATCAAGCTGCAAGTTCTGCGGAGCATTTAGACAATAATCCTCCCCTTTACGGAGTTTTAAGTAATGAGGCAGCGAGTGTTGCAGCGCCTCAAGGCACTAGCAGTAATCCCGAATACTTTTATTTTAGGGACGAGTCGGTTTTTTCTATCATGGAAAAGTATTTGGCTGACAAAAAACTTTACCCTATACCTATGGGGGTGCAAAAAGGAATATCGTCCTACGGACTGTCTGGGGCTCTTATTGGAAACGATGTTGCCCCGCCTAATGGTGTGGTGTATCAGGGGGGTTTAAAAGAAAGACTAGACTCTATGTATGGTGAAGGCACTAATACTGTTGGCCCCGCGCCTTTGACAGGAGCAGACAAACTTCTTGACGTTGTTGTTGTTAATCTTGGAGGCAACGATGCATTTGTGTGGGAAACTAATAGCCGTCCAGACACCTACATAGACACACTTGAGCAACAATACAAAATAGGGTTAGACAGGATTATTGCAACCTCAAATCCAAAAGTAATTGTTTTAACTACTTTTCAAAGTAACATCAACACTGCTGGAAATGTTCCTTTTAACACTCATCTAGCTGAAATTAACACCATGATTAGGACTCTTGATGGCTACAAAAATATTTGTAAAGTTGCTGATGTTGCTGCA